CAAGCAGTAGCGATATGCTACCAAAGTTATAGAGACAAATGAGCAATCCAATTTTAGCACTTATACCAAGCGGATATGTAGGCGGAAGTACTCCCAAGGTTTACTCTATTTTACCAAGTGATGGAAGCGGAGATTTTACCTACGATAGAAACACTCCCACAGATGGCACAAGAATAAGAGAGGATGGTATTATGGAGTTTATAGGCAATGACGTCCCTAGGTTAGATTGGTTAAATAGCAACTGCCCTAGCTTACTTATAGAGGCTGCAAGAACAAACAGACAGATAAGATCTGAAGAGTTTGACAATGCAGCTTGGGTTAAACAAGCAGACATCACAGTAACAGCAAACCAAGTTACCGCCCCTACAGGAGAAATGACAGCAGACAAAATACAAAGGGGGTCAACTATAAACACAAATAATTTTTTATCTGACAATGTAAACAAAAGCTCTTCGAGTGCTTTAGATGCTTGTACCTCTGTTTTTGTAAAACAAGGGGAAGGAGATTTTTTTGCTATGAGAGCGCAAGGGTCAGGACTCAACCAAGTAAACGGAGTTTACCAATTCAGTACAAATACTTTCACAACAAGCGCAGATGGTAGCGGTTTTACTGTAACAAGTTCTAAGGTTGAAAATTACGGTAGCGGTTGGTATAGGCTTTCTATTGTCTACAATACAGACACCGCAGCCACAATAACAACAGTATTTAGCCCTAGAGGAACGACTGGGGACGTTGACGACACTGACACTTCTACAACTGCTTTCGTTTATTTGTGGGGCTGTCAAGTAGAAGAGGGGTCAAGTTTGTCTAGTTACATAAAAACAGAGAGTTCACAATCTACAAGAAATGCGGATGTTTGCAGCGTTACAACCCCTAGCGGAGTGGTAAAAATTACTGAAACATTTGCAGACGATACAACAAACGTAATAACAAGCATACCTTCTACTTATACTGTAAGTGCTGGTAAAATCAAAAAGGTTATAATGATATGAGCTACGGAGAAATTTACAAACAGAGTAATTTTGGAACTGCTGTTAACAATGATATAGGCTATGGAGATACTTATTTAGCACCTTCCTTACTAAACCAATTATTTATAAGAGTTACAAACTTTGAAAACTTTGGCGGTTCTTTGGATTTACTAACTGAAATACAAGACGTACTATGAGCAATTTATTAAGCAAAGCGAGTATTTTACTAACTCCTACGGCTACAAGTGACGGCAAACTTCATAACATAAAGCCAAACACTACGACTGGGGACTTCACTTTTACAAGAGGTACTGCAGCTACAAGAGTAAACTCAAATAGCCTTATAGAGTCTGTAGCAAGCGGTTTACCTAGGATTGATTTTTTAGGCGGTACTGGGCAAGTTCTTTTAGAGCCAGCCTCAACAAATAGACTTACTTACAGTGAGGATTTTACGCAGAGCATCTGGACAAACGCAAGGTCTAGCGGTGCAACTAATCAAATAACAGCTCCAGACGGAACAACTACAGGATATAAATTAATAGACAGCACCGACAATAATACTCATTTGTTATTTTCAACTCAAACAGTTACAACAAGTGACGTTTTTGCTTTTTCTATGTTTTTAAAAAAAGGCAGCCTAGATAATGGTTTTATAGCTTTTGACTCCAATATAAATCAATCTGTTGTTTTTAATCTACAAAACGGAACTATCGTTAGTACTGGCTCTGGTATAACATCTAGCAAAATAGAAAATTTCGGTAACGGCTGGTATAGATGCAGTTTTACTCACACCCCTACTTCAACTACAAGGGCTTATAGAGTCGGAACTTATAATAGTTCTATATCTTACGCTGGGACTGGTAATGATTTTATATATTGTTGGGGGGCGTCTTTAGAACAACAATCTTTTAGTACATCGTACATCAAAACTAGCGGCGGTACTGTGACTCGTAATAAAGACGAAGCAAACAGCAGCGGGGATTCAAGTCTTATAAACTCAACATCGGGGGTCTTGTATGCAGAGATAGCAGCTTTGGCAGATGACCAAACTTCTAGAATTTTGACAATTTCTGATGGAACAAACAATAATAGAGTTAGAATAAGTTATACAACTACATCAAACCAAATACAAATAAGAGTAAAATCTGGAGGTGCTACAGTGGCTAGTATGTCACACACTTTAAGTGATATTACTTTGTTTACAAAAATAGCTGTAAAATATAAACTTAACGATGTTGCTTTGTTTATAAGCGGTGTAAAAATTAATTTAGATACAAATGCAATAATGCCTACTGGATTAAATACTTTAAATTTTGATAAAGGTGACGGAGGGTCTGAATTTTTTGGCAAAGTAAAAACTGTTGCAGTATTCAAAGAGGCTTTAACAGATGCACAATTAATAAGTTTAACATCATAACAATGAAAATAGGTAAATACGAATTTAAGGATCAAGAAACCGCAGAGAGTAAGATAAAATCTCTAGGCGTAGAAACAGACGAGGACGGCAACGAGTACCCAAGTCACAACCACTCTATAGTAAAACTTGGACATATAATTATAGAAAAAGGAGAGTATGACGGAGAGGAAGTAATCAAAGAGCCTGTCTTTAGCCCTAAGTATCACATTGATGTAATGTGGGCTGGTTTAGAGGAACACCCTTACGGTTGGAAATCTGCTGCAGTTACAGTAGAGGGACAAGGAGTGCACAGCTTTTACGGTATAGACTATCAACAAAACAAAATGTAATGGTAAGACTACTCAGATACTTAGCAGACAAATTAGAGGCCTTACAATACTATTTAATAAGTAAGTGGAACGGCTTACTAAAAAAGCTAATGCTATGAACATTCAAGACCTCAGACTCTACTTACTTAATATTATTACTTTAGGTATAAGTTTTACTGCTATTGAAAACAGCTTAAAGATTCTACTTTTATTAGCTTCTATTGTTTACACCTTCCAAAAGATTTACGAGACCTACAAAAAGAAAAATGCAAATAACAAAAAACTTTAAGCTAAAAGAGTTTGAGTGCAAAGGCTACGAGATGCCTTTAGAAGTCTACGAAAATATTATAAAACTCTCACAGCAGTTGCAAATACTAAGAGACTATACTGGTAGAGCAATCACAATAAACAGCGGTTATAGATCTGAGGCCCATAATAGAGATATAGGAGGGGCGCATAAGTTTGTAGATGGTAAAAGAGTAGAAACAAGTAGACATTGTTTCGGCCAGGCGGCAGACATCACTATAGAGAGTCTAAAACCAGCAGAGGTCTTTAGAATCATAGAGGACTTAATAGATTTAGGGCAAATGCTACAAGGCGGTCTAGGTCTTTACAAAACTTTCGTTCACTACGATATAAGAAAAACAAAAGCTCGTTGGAATGCCTAAAAAGAAATTCAAATATACAACCGTAGGCAAACTGCTTCTAGGAGCTGCAAAGGTCATCAATCCAGCACTAGGCGAAGTCTTAGAGGGAGTAGTATCTCCTAAAGATGCTATCAAAGAAATCACTAAGTCTGGTATTTCTATAGACGATAAAATAAAACTTCAACAATTAATCTACGACCAACAAGCTAAAGAAATAGAAGAGACCACAAAAAGGTGGGTCAGCGACAATCAAACAGAAAGCTATTTAACGCGCAATATAAGACCTCTAACGCTTGCTTTTTTAACGGCCACCCTATTTGTATATATTATTTTAGATAGTTCCTTAGAAGGCTTTAAAATAGACCCTAATTGGATAGACTTACTTAGTTCTTTATTACTACTTGTTTATGGAGGCTATTTTGGGATGCGTTCTGCTGAGAAAATAAGTGATAAGTGGAAAAAGTAAATCTAAAATTTTTTTATTAAAGACTTTCAATTTTTTATAAAAGAAACTGTTACTACAGAAAAAACAGATATATAAAAAAAACAAAAAAAATAGTTTAAAAACTACAAAGAAAGTTATAAAAATAATGACATCTGGGGTCTAATCAAATGCCAAAAAAAATATCTCGTAAGAATCTTATTAAGAAGCTAGATAGAGTGTTTAGTGAGTATATAAGGAGAAAATATGCAGATAAAAACGGTATTGTAAAATGTTATACTTGTGAAAAAAAAGCGTATTGGAAGGGACAAGGGATGCAAAACGGACACTTTATTAGTAGGGCTTCTAGGATTTTGAGGTGGGATGAGGATAACTGTAGGCCTCAGTGCTATCAATGTAATTGTATGAGATATGGTCAAAATTATATCTTTGCTATGAATCTAAATAAAGAGTTTGGGTACGATAAGGCGGCTGAGTTACTACAAAAGTCAAGACAGCTTATAAAACAAGCGGATTTTGAACTTATTGAGTTAATAGATCATTATAAAAGTTTAGTAGATAGTTTTAGTAATTAGTTTTTTATGTTTATATTTGTTTAAAATAATTTTTTTAAGTTTTTGTTTAGATTGTTTTTAAAAGTCTACTTTTGATTAAGTGGACTTTTTTTTTGTTTATATTTTGTTTATATTATTTTTTTTTATAACTTTGAGTAAAACAAAAACAATGTCTTACAAAAGTCTTTACAGCAGACTCAAACCAGAATACTTAGAGCTGTTTGAAAAATCCAATCTTAAACACCCTGAAATAATAGGCAGAATACTTGACGCTTTAGAGCAAGAGTCTTTTGTCACTTCTTTGGTGTATAGTGTTGTGTTAGATATTAAATTTACTCTAGGTATAGACAATCCGTTTGAGATGTTTAAGGACTACTAAAATAAAAACTATGACAAGAACAGAAGACGTAGTAAGAGTTAGAAGTATTGACACTCACTACTTAAACGCAAGAATAGAAGCCTTAGAAAAAGAGGTACAAAAACTAAAACAAAAACTTCAAGAAAATGAATAAAGATAAACTAAAAGAGTTGTACAATAAATACAATTTAGACAAAGAGGACTTTTTTAAACACCAGCACTATACAATAATAACAAGACAAGGTATTGACAAAATACAAGCTATAGAACAAATGCTAGTAAACTACGAGGTTATTAAATGTGAGCCTAAGTTTGCAGTCTTCAAAGCCTTAGCAAGTAAAAACGGTAAAAGTATAGAAACGTTTGGGAGTGCCTTAAAAGGCGATACCTACAAAGAAGGCAATACAAATAGTTGGTATGTGGCAGAGATGGCAGAGAAACGAGCTATGAGCAGAGCCGTACTTAAATTAACTGGCTTCTACGAGTTAGGAGTATTTTCAGAAGACGAATCCGAATCTTTCAAAAGACCTACAATTAAAACCCTATAAATATAAATAAATATGAGTGCATTAATTAACTTTAGTATAGATGTAGCTAAGCTACCCAAAGACAATTTTGTAAAAGGTAAAAACGGCAAAGTGTTTTTAAATCTTACAATGGCTGTAAATGACGAGAGCAAGTACGGTAATAACACCGCTGTCTACGTTGCGCAGTCAAAGGAAGAGAGAGAGGCAAAGAAAAACCGTACATACTTAGGCAACGGCTCAGTAGTTTGGACAGATAATAAAATATGCTGTGCTACTAAAGACGAGCCTGTAACGGCTGATCTACCTTTTTAAAATTAATTTTATTCAAGGGGGCTTAACAGCCCCTTTTTTTTATATCTTTATGCAAAAACTTAACAAAATTTTATGAATGACGAGAAACTAACCCACCAAATGTATATGGAGCTTTTAAAAGAAGAACTTACCATAAACACTAACGAGGTTTTAGAGTACCCACCAACTGCCCTAAGCTACGGAGAAAAAATTATACAATCTAAAAAAGGTCAAGTAACAGTCCCAGTAAGTATTGGAACTTACGGAAATTTCTCGTTTATACAAGCCCCTCCAAAGAAACGCAAAAGTTTTTTAGTATCACTCTTAGCCTCAGTATATTTAAGCGGTCAAAACAATTTTGGAGGCACCTTAAAAGGACATAGAGAGGACAGATGTCTTTTACATTTTGACACAGAGCAAGGACACTGGCACTGTCAGCGACTTTTTAAAAGGGTCTTAGATATGGCAAACATAAAGGACGTAGGATGCTACAAAACCTTCGCCCTTAGAACTATCAACTACAAAACAAGAATAGAATTTATAGAACATACCTTAAAAGAAAACAAAGGCAAAAACGGTCTAGTTATAATAGACGGAGTGGCAGACCTTGTAAGTGACGTAAACAACCTTGAAGAGTCGAATCTCTGTGTTCAAAAGATAATGGAGTGGAGTACCTTATACGACTGTCATATATTAACGGTAATACACTCAAACTTTGCCACCGATAAAGCTACAGGACATCTAGGCAGCTTCCTAGAGAAAAAATGTGAAACTTGTATACAAATAGAGCAAAACTCCGTACATTCAAATAACAGCACTGTAAAGTGTAAAAGGTCAAGAGGCTATGCTTTTGATACTTTTAGCTTTAGCGTTAATGAGTTTGGACTGCCCTATATTGTGGGACATATATACGACCCCTTAAAAGATTTTGAATGAAATCACTTGTTGAACTAGCCTACGATAAACACAAAGACTGGATAAAAGTCGTTAGATCTTTTGGCTGCAATCCTAGCCTAGCTGAGGACATAGTACAAAGTATGTATCTCCAGCTAATATGCGACATTCAAAAAGGCTTAGACCTTTGGTATAATGACGATATAAATACTTACTACTGTTATAAAGTTCTTAGAGGGATATTTTTAAACACCCACAAGAAACAAGCAAGGGAACTAAAAACCTACATAGAAGAGATAGAAGGAGAAATAAAGCAAATAGACGATTTATCTATAGACGAGGTACAATACGCTAAGAATAAAGACAAAATAGACGCTATTTTAAAAGAAATGTACTGGTATGACTCCAAAGTTTTTACTTTAGTTGCTAGTGGTAAGTCTGTAGCCTCACTTAGTCGAGAGACTAAAATTTCTTATTATAGTTTATATAATACATATAGGACAGCTTTAAAACATATAAAAGATAATTTATGAGACTAGGGGACTTTGTTTACTACATCACTTATTATACTGGTATAAATTGGATTGTAAAAAAGATAAGCAAACTACTTAAAAAAGATTGCGGCTGTGATAAGCGAAGGGACGAGTGGAACGATATTGAGTTATGGTAAAAGAGGACATTATATTGTGGGCAAAATTCAAAAAGGACGTAAAAGACCGTCTCACAAAAGAGCAGTACAAACTCTTGTGCCGTTTGCACTCAGAACTATTCAACCACAAGTACTATGAGCCTTGCAACTGCAACCCCCAAAAGTTGGTTGGTTGGATAAAAGATATAGACAAAATTTATGGACAATATATTTAGCGCAGAGGGACTTAACGAGATACACCTATGGGAGAAAGCCGTAATACACTTGCTTAACCTAGACGGCTGGGACTTGAAACATACTGGGGACGGATCTCAAAGCTGGGATGCTGAGGGCTACAGCCCTAAAGGTAAGGCAGTAGTTATAGAGATGAAATTTAGAAACAAATACTACCAAAAGAAAATGATCCAGCTAGATAAGTTCAAAAGACTTATAGACACTGGTAAGACAGCTTTGTATTTTGTCAATGACCCCAAAGGAAACTATTTGTTTTGGCTAAACAACCTCAAAGACTTAGAGCCTATAGACTTCTACTTACCTGACACCACTCTTTGGGGCAAAAAGAAGCATAAAAGAGCTTGTTATCTACTAGACGAGAGACTCGCTTCAATAGTCAATCTTACCGATTTTAAAAAATAATTTGTTTATATTTTGTTTATAACTAAAATATTTTATATGTTTGTTAAGCCAAGGTATAAAATAGGAGACTATGTGTACTACCAAGGATATAAAGTACAGATACATAAAATAAGGTACAATATATTCAAAAGACGTTACAATTATTCTATAATATTTCGAGGCAAGTTTATAAAAAATAATCTAACATATAAAAACTTAAAAAATGAAATTGACAGAAACAGAGAAAGCCTGGATTCAAATGATGGTAGAGGCTTACGGTATGAACGAGCAAACAGCGTTATCATATATTCAGAACGTATGAGGACGCAATTAGATGACCTTAGAAAAGAGTTAAAGGACATTGACGCTATATTATACTACGATAAGCGCAAGAAGTCCTTAACCCAAAAGAAAAAAGCTGAACTAGAAAAAAGGGGCAGCGAGATAAGAACTATTATTTATAACATACAATAAAATGGAGAAAGAATTAAATAAAATGTGGATAGCAGACAATGAAACTACAAAAGATTTTACACTTGAAGAGATAGAAAAAAGTATCTGTCCAACAGCAAATAAATTAATAAAAGATAAGTCCTACGTTTATTGTGATATTGTAGATGATGCACTTGACCCAGTAAGATGTGAGTTTGAAGGTTATTCAACGGTTACTGTAAAGACAGGAGATTATACAGAAATTAACTTTACTCTTAATAATTTGATTACTCTTATTAGAAATATGTCTTTAGCAGATGAGTACATAGATAATACTTTTTTTGATTTAGATGGTAATGAAATAACCGAAGAGGAATTTAACAATTTATAAAAATGAAAAAAACAAAAACTGGTCTGCATATACAGACAAGAAAAAATAGGATAGAGGTTTACACTCAAAAAGAACTTGAGGCTAAGATTAAAAAACAAGAGCTACAAAAAGACATCATAATTTATACAAGCGTAGTAGTGTTTTCTTTTTTATGCGCCTTAGTTATTTATTGTGCTTTACTGTAATGACCTTGCTACAAAGACAGTCTTATTTAGTTTGGTATTCGTTTCTTATTAATAAACTCTTAGAGTGGCAAGAACAAAAACCAAACAACAAGGACTTAAAAAACTGTATAAAGGCTATAACTCAAATCGGTTTATATAACAACCTTCTACAAACAGAGTTAGAGATTCAAACAAAAAGAGAAAGCCTTACAAGACAAGAAAAAAACAAACAGATACTAAAACTAGAACAAGAACTAAAACAACT